CATTGTGCTTGATCCGTGGACGCTGTACCACCTGATCCAGGCGGACAAGGACATCGTGAGTGAGATCTTCTGGACACAGGCACCGAACGGAAAATACTGGTGCAACGCGTGGATGGTTGACCAGAGCTGCGGGATGCCGGAGGAATGGAAAAAGCCGGGGCTGTATCAGTGCGGAATGACCGGGGCGCTGACGCTGGTGAAGCGCAAGGTCTTTGAGGCCGGAGTGAGCTATGCACGGATACCGAACATCCAGACAGCCCTGAGGGGCGAAGACCGTCACTTCTGTGTGCGGGCCGCCTGCGCCGGGTTTGAGCTGTGGATTGACAGCCATTGTCCGGCAAGACATCTGTACACGCGGAAACTGTATGAGGAATATATGGCGGAAAGAAGGTGAAAGCATGTTTGCGGAAGTGAAGAAGATGCTCCAGAACCGAATCAGCGGGGAAAGCTACAACGAACAGATTGCATTCTGGACGGAGGCAGCGGTACGTGACCTGCAAATGGATCAGATCGTGCTGGACGGAGTATGTGACATCACAGTGGAGCAGAACCAGGGCGCATGGGAGGTCACGGACAACAGCACCATTGAGGATAAGCTGGTCTTCGCGGCATGCGCGGCGTATTGCAGCATGAACATCGGAAATCCGCCGAACTATGAGAACCTGCTGACAACCTACAAGAGCCTGAAAGGGCAGATGAGGATGAGCCGGAAGTACAAGGGGGACTGCTAAATGAGGAAGCTGGTTGACATTGTGCTGATCGCTTTCTCGCTGGACGCGCATGAAGTCGGGACAGATCCGGTAAGCGTCCGGACACCTGTACAGGCGGAGGAAATGAGCCTTAACCAGTACGACATTACGGAGGCCGGAGGTTCAGGACTGAAGCCGGAGGCAAAGATCCTGATCCCGATGGACGAGGACTATCACGGCGAGCGGGAACTGGAATACAACGGCGAGCGCTGGGACGTGATCAACGCAGATCCTTACAAGGACTGGAACGGGGTAATCCTCCGGATCAGGCGGAAGAAGGGGAACAGCAGGAGCGCGGAGGTGACCGGAAATGCTTGAGGAATACACGGCACTGGTCACCGCGATGAAGGGCCTGACACAGGCCAGTGCGACAACCTCCGAACCGGACAGAACACTTCTGGTGGGTGAGGATGAATGGGACACCAGGCCGGACGCTGACAGCTACGGTGAAATCCAGTATGAGTTTGAAGCGGATCACCTGGACGGAGACAACCGGAAACATGACAGGGCCTATGAAGGCAGCATGGATCTGTACAGTACAAAGCGAAACGGCGAGGGATGGCCCGCGCTGATTGAGCAGGTGCTGGAAGAACACTGTGACAGCTGCTGGAGGCTGAACTATCACACATATGAGACAAACACGTCTCTATTCCACTGGGAATGGGTTTTCCAGATTGAAGGGTGATAAACATGCCGTTTTCAGTTCAATGGGAAGGCGCGGATGAGCTGCTTCGCAAGATGGACAAGCTCCCGGAGAAAGCCGCGAAGATCGCGGCGGAGGCACTCTATGAGGGTGCCGGTGTGATGGCTGACGCGGTCAGCCAGGCGGTTCACGGAATCGCCACAGAAAGATTCCAGTACGCAGCGGGCGGACGGAAGAGAATGCCTTCACCGGAAGAAAAAGCAATCCTTGAAAGCGCAAAGCACGGCGTGGCGCGGTTCCGCAATGACGGAACAAAAATACAGACCAGCATTGGCTTTGACAACGCAGGATACGCGGAACTGGACGGAAAACGGAAGCCGATCCCGCTGATTGCCAACAGCATCAACCACGGGACGAGCTTTATGAAGAAACAGCCTTTTTTACGGAAAGCCTTTTCCCAGCAGCAGAACGCGGCAGTGGCCGCGATTGAGGCCGGTATCAAGAAGCGTGAGGACGAGCTTGAACTGGACTAATGACAGAGGAGGAAAACAAGAATGAGCTATGCAAGTGTAGGTATGCTTTATCCTGTGTTTGCACCGCTGGTAAGCCATACGGACGGCTCCATGCCGAACTACGGCACGGGGCGCAAGATCCAGGAGGCGCGGGTGGCAAACATCACGAAAGAGTTTACCGAAAACCCGCTGTATGGTGATGACACCATCCAGGACGAGGACAACGGTGTGACCGGCCTTCAGGTGGAGTTTGAAAGCACCGGTCTGACGGACGATGACCGGATCGCGCTTTTCGGCGAGGAGACGAACGCGAACACGGTCACCGGCGGCCAGTGGGAGAGCGACAACGCGACACCTTACGGCGGCTTCGGCTACATCCGCAAGATGCGGGAAGGCGGAGGCCAGAACGGCACCAGCACGACAAAGTATGAGGCGTGGCTGGTGCTGAAGATCAAGTTCCAGGAAACCAGGCAGGAGACGCGGACGAAGGAAGGAAACCAGATCACCTGGGGAACGCCTCAGCTGACCGGACGTGCAGCGGCCCTGGACGTGGACGGAGGAAGCCATCAGCGTTTCAGACTGCATAAGACGTTTACATCCATCAGCGCGGCAAAGAGCTGGCTGAACGGACTGCTGAACGTCAGTGCGGTCACAACCTGAAAACAACAGACCCGGAGAGCGGAGGACGCTCTCCGGGTTTTTGACGATTAAGAAAGGACAAGGATATGGACAAGCTGCCGGAAATCAAGATCGGCAAGCGGAGCATTCCGCTTTATTACTCAACCTATGAAACAATCGCCATCCAGCGGGAGATCGGCTGCACGGCCTTCCAGCTGAAAGACACGGTCTTCGGGACAGAAACAATAGACGAGGACAAAGACATCACGCTGGACAACATCAGGCTGACGGTGGACAAAGACCCGGACAAGATGGAAAAGCTGGGAAAGCTGATCTGCATTCTGGGAAACGCGGGGCTGGAAGAAAGCGGACAGGAGCCGGATCTGACAGCGAAATGGATACTGCGGAACATGAAGCCGGTGATGATCCCCATCTACGCAATGGCGGTGATGGGCGTGATCGTGAGCGGGAACATCATGGAAGCGAAGGAAGAAAGCACAGGAGAACCGACTGACGTGATCCTGGAGGAACAAAAGGCAAAAAAACAGCCGGAGAATTAACTTACCTGCGGTTAGTCTCCTATGGCCTGATAGCAGGAATGAACCGAAAAGAAATTGACAGAAGCAGACCGGGAGAGATCCTGGATCTTTTTTATTACCGGCAGAAGTATGACGCGAGCCTGGGAATGAGGATGTGAGAGAATGCCAAACGTAAAAATGGGAGCTGACATCAGCAGCTTCAAAAGCGGAATAGCGGCAGCAAAAAGCGAGGTTAAAACGCTTGACCAGCAAATGAAAATGCTGGATGCCACCATGAAGGCGGAGGGCAAGAGCGAGCAGACGCTGAACCAGCAGATGCAGACGCTGAACAGCCGGATGACAGCGCAGAAGAACATTGCCAACCAGGCGGAGGCCGCGCTGAAGTCCATGAGCAAAAACGGCGTTGATCCGGCGAGCGAGAGCTACCAGAAGATGGCCCGTGAACTGCTTTCCGCACAGACCGGCATGATGGAAACACAGGCAGCATTAAACAGCCTGGGCGAGGGTGCGGTATCCGCTGCCGGAGGCGTGACACAGCTGGAAAACGGGCTGAACGGCATCAGCAAGAAGATCAGCCTTGACCAGGTGATCAACGGCATCGGGAAGATAACCAGCGGACTGGAAACGGCAGCGAAGAAAGCCATCAGCCTGGGACAGAGCATATTCGACAACATCATGGACGCGGCCATGTGGGCGGATGACAGTGCAACAATGGCCATGATGTACGGCATAGATCTGGATCAGTTCCTGCGGATGCAGAAGCTGGTGCAGAACGGCATGGACACCAGCGTGGACGCAATCCTGAAAAGCCAGAGCAAGCTGAAAAAAGGCGTAGGCGATGACAGCAAGGCAACACTGGACGCGCTGAAGGAGCTGGGCGTGGGCCTGCGGAGCGGGGACATCCTTGATCCGTATAGTTGGGAAACGAAAAACCCGACTGACATGTTCTGGGAAGCCGGAAAAGCGCTGATGGCGCTGGGCGATGAATACGAACAGGAATCGAAGGCACAGGCACTGTTCGGAAAGAGTTGGAAAGAACTTGTGCCGTTGTTCACAGAGTTCAGCAGTCAGGCAGATTTTGACGAGGCGCTGAAAAATGTAAACGTTGAAAGTGAAGACACAGTTAACAATCTTGCAGAAG